TGTCTTCACTGTTCACTACACCGTGGACGCCAAAGACGACACCTATTCGGCTGGCGCCTATGGCTCACTCGCCCTGGAGCGCCCCGAAGGCAACATGATCCCCTTCGCTGATCTGACCCCCGAGGTTGTGATCGGTTGGGTGAAAGAGAAGTTCGGCGTTGAGAAGGTGGTCGAGATTGAGGGTGCCCTGCAGGCGCAACTTGACGAGCAACGTGCGCCCAGTAAGCAGTCGGGTCTGCCCTGGGCTGCTTAGTCTCGCTAACTAATGCGGATAAACTGAACAGCGGCACTGTCGTCGCCTACAGGCTCTGATCATGCACAAAAGCGTTCAGATTGATCCGAGCTACAGTATTGGCGCTGATTTTGTCAGCAACACGACTGCGCGAACGGGGCGCTGGAACAAGATCTCGATCCTGAAGAACAACACCAGCTTTAGCGCGATTACTGCAGAAAACTGGACCGGCAACAGCCTTGTGGGTGAGTCGCTACCTGCTGGGTTTGTGATCCAGGGAGTTTTTACTGCTTTTACGCTTAACAGCGGCGGCGCTGTAATCGCTTACAAGATTTGACATGGCAAAAGCAGGCTCAGCGATCTCCGGCATTGACTACGCGATCGGCGCGGAAGTCATCAATGACACGGAAACGCATACTGGCACTTTTATCCACATTGACTTTTACGAAAACAGCACGATCGACTCGATCGTCAGCACAAACATCATTGACGACAGCTTCAGTGGTGTCAGCGTTGACCAGGGTGCTCATATCGCGGGGTACATCACGAGCATTACGCTCCAGAATGGGGCATGTATCGCTTATCGCATCTGATGGCACTTTCTAGCTCGCTACGCAAAGTTGCCAGCAAGGTCGTCAGCAAGTTTGGCGGCGATGTGACTGTTCGGATCGTGACGGGCGGCAGCTATAACACGACGACAGGCACAATCACTGAAAGCGAGTCAGACTCTACGGTTAAAGGCGTCCTGTCTGACGTCAGCCTGAGAGAGGTCAACGAGCTGATCCAAGCAGGCGACAAGCGCTTGTTGATCGCGGCTGCTGCTGTTACCACCGCGCCTGAGACCAAGGATCGGGTCGTTATCAGCAGCGTTGTTCATCAGATCATTCAGGTGAACATTACAGAGCAGGCGAACACGGCGATTGTCTACGAACTGATCCTGAGGGCTTAACGATGCCACGCCAGATCCGCCTAGATCAGATCCCGGACCTGATGGACGATCAGGTTAAAAAGCTAGTCAAGCGCACGACGCTGCAATGGCAGGCAGAGCTAAAGCTCCGTCAGCCTCCCGTCGGAACGCCTGTTGATACCGGGCGATTGATCCAGGGCTGGCAGGTCAATACCGATAACCCTTACCAGGGCGTTGTCTTTAATAACGTCGAGTACGCCGAGGCAGTTTGCTACGGCACCAACCTCCCGCCATCGTGGGGTGGTAAGTACCGCACCAGGCAGGGCACTGAACCAGGTTTCCCCGATCTGATCGGTAAGGAGCTTGAGGCTTATGTCCTTAAAGAATGGCGCAACATCATCGCTGAAGACTGATGGCAGCAATTAACCTCAACACGGTTCGCGCCACGATTGAAGCGCGATTAGCAGCCGAGCTAGCGGAAAGCCCTGCAATCCCGGTGGTGTTTCACAACATGGCGTACGAGCCGACCCCGGCGTCCAGCTGGGTCCAATGCTTGACGACCTTCGGCGCTAACGAGTACCTCAGCCAAGGCGGGACTAGCAACTCGCAGAACAGGATCTTCGGGCTAGTCGTTTTCAATATCTTTACGGCTCCCGGTGTTGGTCCTGGTGCTAACTACACCATCGGGAAAAGAATCCGCGATCTCTACAATAGGGTCAACGTGTCGGGGGTTTTCTTCGACGCTCCAACAGGTCCAGAGGCTCTGGCTTCACCAGCTCCCGAGGGCTACTTTCAAACCCAGGTCCGTGTGACCTTTGAATCCATCGAGGGACTCTGACCCATGGCAATCACCCGAGGCGAACAAGGTTCTGTTCAGTTCGACGCAGCTGGCAGCACTAACGCCACAATCGTTGGCACCCGTAGCTGGAGCCTGACCACTACCAAGGAAACCTTGGATGTCACCGATCATGGTGACACCTTCCGTTCCTTTGTTGGCAGCCTAATCTCCGGTTCCGGCACCGTCGAGCTGGTCTATGACCCCGACGCAACTGGTCAAGCTGGCTTCCTGGAAGATGTGTTGACCACTGCTGACCCAGCAGATGCCACCTTTGAGCTGTTTACTACCGGCAGCACCTCTGGCTCTGACGGCATCAGCTTCGCTGGCATCATCACCGACATGGAGATCAGCTCCACTGTTGGCGAACTGGTTGTTGTCAGCTGCAACTTCATCACCAGCGGCACCATTACCGGCAATCTTGAGTGATGAGGTGTAATATCAGAGCGATTAAATAGGCTCTGATGGCAGGCACCAAACGTACTGTGGATCTGCTGGTTGAGGCGTTTGACCTCAGCCAGCGCCGCAAGTTTGTTCTAAAGAACGCCGCAGGGCAGCCTGTGGTGGATCTTTATTTCCGTCCGATTACCCGCGCTGATCGGAAGAAAGCGCAATCGCTCGCTGGCACTGAAGAGGCGCTGGACATCAGCACCCAGATGCTGTGTCAGATGGCTGAGCTGCAAGATGGCAGCAAGGCTTTTGCTTCTGCTGATGCACCAAAGCTTCAGCGTCAGCTGCCTGAGTCTGTCCTGAACGAGCTTGAGCTGTTCCTGTTCGGGCTTGGCGAAGCTGAAGACCTCGAAGAAGTAAAAAACGACTAAAGCAGGACGACTGGCTCTACTTCGAGTTTTTCCTGTCCTGCGAGCTTGGCATGACAGTTAGCCGTCTACGGAGCGAGCTGACTGATGCCGAGTTTGTCCATTACGCCGCCTACTTTGAGGTAAAAGGCGAGAGAGAGAAAAGGGAGATGGAACGCGCCAAGATGCAGCGCCGGTAGCATGGCTTTATGGCGGGGTAACCAGTGGCACAATCAAACGTCCGGCTAACAGTTGATGGGCGGCAACCGCTCCAGGTAATCGCCAAGATTAGACAGGCTGTTGCCGGGCTGGACGCAGGATATAAAAAGCTTCAGGCGAGCGCTAATCAAGCTGGAGCCGCTGCGCGTCGGTTTGCTAGCGACATAGAAAGGCAGACGCGGGCGCTTAGGGAGCAAACAAAAGGGGTCCAGGGGCTCGTTGGAGCGTATGCAGGATTCCGCACCTTACAAGGAACTATTACCGCTGCTGTAGAACTTGAGAGCGCACAAAAAAGAGCAGAACTTTTAACGCAACGCTTCTCTCAGCTGTCAGGTATTCAGGTTGTCGCGGCTCAATCAGCTGAGAAGTTCCGCCTAGCTCAAAGCGACACGTTAGTTTCCCTGATTGACCTAGGCAACCGCCTTGGTCCGCAGGGTGCGAGTCTTGCGGAGATCAAGGATGTCTATGAAGGCTTCAATACCATCCTTGCGATTAACAAGGTCACTACTCAAGAGGCGGCTTCGGCGCAGCTACAGCTAAACCAGGCATTAGGCTCGGGAAGGCTTGCTGGCGACGAGTTCCGCTCTGTTAACGAAGCGACCCCACAGGTTATTGATGCGGTCGCCAAGATCCTTAAGGTTGCTCGCGGAGAGGTTAAAGATCTCGCCGCCGAGGGCAAGGTTACTGCGCCAGTCCTAATCCAGGCGCTGCAAAACATTAAAAAGGAAGGCGCAGACGAACTTGAGAAATCTTTTAATAGCACCGCAGGCAGGCTGAGAGAGTTCCAAAAGGCGCAAAAGGAACTTGCTCAGGCGGTAGGCACAGAATTGCTCCCGGCATTTACGCCGCTGATCAGAGCTCTTACGTCAATCATTAAGGGATTCCTTGATCTACCTGGTCCAGTTAAAGCATTTACGGGTGCGATCGTAGGTCTTACGGCATCATTTATTGCTCTTGCTCCAGCCATCCGCGTCATCATCCCGCTACTTAGGGCATTAGGAGCTGCAAAACTGCTGGCGGCTGGTCCCTGGGTTGCAGCGGCAGCTGGTGTCGCAGCGCTGACTATTTATCTGACTCAGGCAACAACTGCATCACAACGTTTCCAAGAGGGAGTTGAAAACGGCAGCATTACTGTCGAAGAGGGCAGAAAGAAGGTTAAGCAATACGCCGATGAGCTGGCCAAGCTTGAAGTACGGCTGGCAACAGCTAGAGGTCCAAAAGCACAGAAGGCTCTTAGAGCTCAGATAACAGCAAAAAACAGAGAGATTAAAGCGTTAACGGAGGCGATTACTGGCATTGAGAGCAAAGTTGATCCGAGCGTCGCTGGCATCTCGGGCGTTGCTGGAGCTGGGGGCAAGAAGGGCAAAGCCAAGAAAGAGCGGGAGAGCCGGGTGCCAGAGCTTACCCGTGAACTAGGACTGCTTCGCTCGCAAGGTGATTTGCAGGCAAGGATTGCGGAAGCGGAGATTGCCAAGAATGAAAATGAAATCATCCGTCTTAACGGAATCCAACGTGGCGTCGAGCTACTTCACGAGGCTGCCGCGATTCAAGCCAGCGATGTGCCGCAGGCAGAGAAAAAGCTACAGCTAGCAGCCGTTGAGGAAAAGCTTAACCAGAGCAAATACCAGACGCTGAAAGAACTTGCTGCTCTTGATCTTCAGCAACGGCAGACAGGAATTGATCGCCTGCAAGATTTAAACGATGAGCAGGAGCTGCTCAAGGCAAGGCTGAATGGCAATGAAGCCGAGGTAATTCTTAAGCAGCAGATCCGGGATATCATGAAAAACACGAAAGGGCTTTCGGAAGAGGATGTCCGCCTTAAGCTTGAATCAATAAATGCCGATAAAAAACGGCTTGAAGAGGCTGAACAATTAAAGCAGCTTTATAGCGACATCGGGATGTCGATTAAGTCTGGAGTAGTTGAGGCTATAACATCGGCGGTTGAGGGGACCAAAACGCTCGGGGAGGTTGCTGGAAGCGTTCTTAAGAATATTGCAAACAAGCTTTTAGATGTTGCTATTAACTTTGCGTTATTTGGCGCGTTAAGCGGCACGGGTTCGGGCGGCGGCTTGCTAGGCGGGTTGTTTAAGGGACGTGCTACTGGTGGGACTGTTACCGGAGGGAAGCCTTATGTCGTTGGCGAGCGTGGTCCTGAGCTGTTTATGCCAGGACGCAGCGGTAGCATCATCCCGAACAACGCAATGGGTGGCGCCAACGTCACCGTGAACGTCGATGCCAGCGGCAGTAACGTAGAGGGCAACGCCGATCAAGCAAATCAGCTTGGCAAGGCAATCGGTCTTGCGGTCCAGCAAGAACTGATCAAACAGAAACGCCCCGGTGGTTTGTTGGCTGGAGTCTGATGGCTGTCTTCCCTTCGATTAACCCGACCTACGGCGTTCAGAAGAGCAGTGCTCCTGTCGTCCGCACAGTCCGCTACGGGGACGGCTACGAGCAGCGCCTGACCTACGGGCTCAATCAAAACCCTAAGGTCTACAACCTGACCTTTGAGGTATCGGAAACAGACGCCGACACCATCGAAACGTTCCTTGATGCTCGCGCTGCTGATAACGAAAGCTTCGACTTCACACCACCTGGCGAAGGATCAAGCTCCAAGTTTGTTTGCGAGAGCTGGAGCAAGTCGATCCCATACTTAAACCGCGCCACGATCCAAGCCACCTTCCGCCAAGTATTTGAACCCTGATGGCGTATACAGCTTGGGCTAGCTCTACTGCTTACAGCGTTGGCAACATTGTCCGCGCCAGTACGCTTCAAGCCAGCGGTCTGGTCTTCCGCTGTACGACTGCTGGCACGTCAGGCGGCAGCGAACCAGCTTGGGGTACTGATATTGGCAGCACGATCACCGATGGCACGGTGGTCTGGACAGCAGTCGCTAGTTCCTATGAAGAGCTGGCGGAGATTGCCCCAAGCGCAATCATCGAGCTGTTTGAAATGACGCTTGATTTTGATCTACACGGCAGCACTGACACCTACAGATGGCACAACGGCGCAAATGCCGACGTAAGCGGCAACATCGTCTGGAACGGCAACACCTACACAAGGCTGCCAATTCAGGCTGACGGTTTTGACTACAGCAACACTGGATCACTGCCACGTCCAACGCTGACCGTTAGCAACCTGGATTCGACGATAACCACCCTGCTAATTCTGGTCAATGCGAAAACGGCAGGGAATGACCTTGGTGGTGCAACGGTCAAGCGCATCCGCACACTTAAGAAATACCTAGACGGTGAAGCTGCTGCTGATCCCCACGCCAAGTTTCCCGATGAAGTTTGGTACGTTGACCGTAAGGCAAGCGAAAACCGCGACGCCGTAAGTTTTGAGCTAGCTAGCAAGTTTGATTTGGCTGGTGTGATGCTGCCCAAGCGGCAGTTAATCGCCAACGTTTGCCAGTGGAAGTATCGCGGCGATGAATGCGGTTACACCGGCACGCGCTATTTCAACACTAACGATGGCGCTGAGACCACGCTGGCAAATGACGTATGCGGCAAGCGTCTTAGTAGCTGTGAGTTGCGTTTCGGCCAGGTAAGTTACACCGGCAGCGTAACTGTCGGCAGCAATCAACTGGTTTTGTCTAGCGGTTTCAATATTGCATCCGGCGATTCTGTTAAAGGGTTTGCAGTGCCATCTGGCACCACGGTCTCAAGTGTTAGCGACAACACGGTAACGATGAGCGCTAATGCAACAGCTAGCAGCCCTGTATCTATATCTGGAACGCTTCAGTCGCCCGACACAAGCAAAATCGTCGTTGCTAACACAACTGGATTACAAGTCGGAATGATTGTCACTGGAACGTATTTAGCACCTGAGGGCGCAACGATTACTGATATTACGGGCACCACCTTAACGATGGGCAGGGCTGCATACCCTGACGGAATCTATGAAAAACTCGATACTTTAACTCTTGAGCCTGTATTCCGTCGCTTCGGTCGGCGTTATGTGCATCAAGGCAACAGAATATTAACTCTTGGCGGTTTTACGCCCAGTGTTGGCGACATCCTGGTGAGCAAGTACTCCCCGCTTTCCAAGCAAATTAAAGTCACGTCTGTCGGCTCAGATTCTTATTTTAGTGGCACTATTGTACGAACGAAGACGTACAACATTTTTAACTCGTACTCCTCAAGCACATCTGAGGACAGGCTGAATATCTCCTACAACGACAAAGAGAGCTTCACTGCAACTTTCTACCGCGAGCGTGTTTTTTCGGCTCAAACTTACACCTTCACCGCTCCCGATGATGAATATACGTTCCGCACTGATGTTGGCTTACCTTATGGGTCATTCCCTGGAGTTGGACTGACTCAGTGAAGATAACACCAGCTCTACAGCAGCAAATCCTGGAGCACGCCAAGGCGGAGTTTCCGCGTGAAGCCTGCGGTTTGGTTGCGGTGGTCAAAGGTCGCCGCCGTTATTTTCCTTGCCGCAATATCGCTGATACGCCAGACGAGCACTTCATCCTCGACCCAGCGGATTATGCCGCGACAGAAGACAAGGGCGAAATTGTCGCCGTCATCCACAGTCATCCCACGACTAACCACAACCCGTCACAGGCTGATCGGGTGGCGTGTGAAAAGTCTGGGCTGCCTTGGCACATCGTCAACCCACTAACTGAACAATGGGGATACTGCGAGCCAGCAGGATTTGAGCTGCCCTATGTCGGGCGCAAGTTCAGCTTTGGCGTAGTGGATTGCTACAGCCTGTGCCGTGACTGGTACGGACGCGAGTTTGGTCTGAAGCTGCGCGACTATCCGCGCCGCGACAAATTCTGGTTGCGTGGCGAGAATCTATATCTAGACAATTTTGCTAGCGAAGGATTCAGGGCAATCCCACTAGAAGAGCTGCAATACGGCGACATGATCCTGATGCAACTGGAGTCACCGCTGCCAAATCATGCGGCGATTTACTTAGGAGATCAGCAGATTCTTCATCACCTTCAGGGGCGGCTCAGTAGCAGGGACATCTACGGCGGTTACTATTGGAAGAGCACCGCCAAGGCACTGCGGCATGAAAGTCGTTAAGGTCTACGGCGCACTCCGCAAAAAGCTGGGGCAGTGCCGTTTCGAGTTTGAAGCCGATACACCAGCGCAAGCACTTAAGGCATTGTGCGTCAATTTTCCTTGGCTGACGAAATGGCTGCTGGATAGCGAGCGCGATGGCGTCAGCTACCGGGTGACGATGGGCAAGGAAAAACTGAGCGATCAAACGGCTAGCGCGTTAGCACTGCCTTGGAGTGAAAAGGAAGTTTTCAGCATCACACCGATGGTTGCAGGTGCGGGACGTGGTGCGGCGCAGATCGGCATTGGCTTGGGTCTGATTGCCTTGGCAATTGTTAATCCGTTTGGCGCGGCAGCTATTGGCACGTTTGGTTCTTCGATAGGAGCAATTTCCGTTTCTACAGCGGTAGGCGTTATCGGTGCGTCTCTTGTTCTTGGTGGCATCGCTCAAGCCATCTCCCCGGCACCTGCAATCAGTTCACTGGAACGCGGGAAAGAAGCAGCACGGCTCGAATCCTTTAGCTTTAGCGGGATTGTCAACACCAGTCAGCAGGGCTTGCCAGTGCCCATTGCCTACGGG